GACAAAGTTGTTAATCACCAAAGGTGATGATGAAACAACTTGGTCAGATTGGAAAACAATTTTTGCTGGTAATATTAAAAACAAGTCTGAGCTTAAAAGAGTAATGGAACAATTAACAATAAATAAATTATAAGATATGAAAAGTAGAGTAATGCCACATGCTAAAGGAATACTAATTGAGTTTAGTGAAATTGAACAAACTAAGTCAGGGGTATATTTACCTTCAGGTACACAGAAGGAAGATATTCAAGCTTATGATGGGGATAATGTTATTAAGGTAGGTAGTGAAGTTACTATCTGTAAACCAGGAGATACTGTTATGTTTTTCCCACATTCTATTCCTACTTCATTTAGTTTAGAAGATCTAGATGGTAAGACACATAAGTATATGTTGTTTAGAGAAGCAGATGTATGCTGTTTAATCTCACCTCTAGAAGTTGTAGAACCAGTGGTTAATTTGTAAAATGAATAATAAAACTATTAAGACTCAGTTAAATGAGTACCTACTAAAAGGTACTATTAACTTTTATGAACTACAATGTATTGAAAGAGAAATTGGTAGTAATAAGTTAATGAAAGACTTAACGCCAAAAGAAAGAGATCTTATTATTAGTTATATAAGAAAAAATGATAGTACAACTTGATCCTCCAATACCCTTTTATGTTCCTGAGTTGGAAATGGAAGGATGGGCATTCTTAGTTAATGATTATGGTCCAGAGAGTTATATTTATTTTACGCTACTTATGGATAATGGTGAGATATGGACTTATGATAATACTAAGATTAGGGGTTGTGTAAATAAAACAATGGGTAGATATGAAAAGAATAGAAGTTAGAGCCAGCCAGTTAAATGAACTGTATACTACAGTTAATCATTTATATAAGGAGAAAATGGTTACAGAATATATGGATGTAGATCTAGAGCATAATGGTAATGTTATTAGGTTTATATATGATAGGAACATGGGTAGAAAAGGCTCATGGGTGGTAATCACTCCTATTAGTGTTATATATGATGAAGATTAATTTTGTAAATTAGTAAAAAATAGTTATGTTATCAGATGCAATTTATGGACGTACTACTATGGTGTTTGTCCATAAGGATTTTGAAGTAGTAATTGAAAAGATGGGTGTGTACGTAGGACTTGCCAAAAAATTCATAAAGAAGTTTAAAAGGTATCAGTACATTAAGCATGTTGAAAAGTTACCTGATGGTAAATGGTGCTTAGTTTTTAAATTACTACCTTCAAGCCATGAAGCAGTTAAAGAGTATAATATGATTGTTGAACAAAGTAAAAAAGATCTTTGGGTTAATAGCCTTAATGCAATTACAGAAGGATGATAATCAAGGTTTTAGAAGCAATCTACAAGACAGTTCCTTCTGATGTTGAAGGGGAGTTACCTCAAGAGGTACCTTCTAAGTTTGTTTCTAAAAGAATGGAGGTTATTGAGATCACTGAGTACAGTGAGCTGGTTAATCCAAGGACTAAAAAACCTTATAAGAAGAGGTGTCTTTTTAGGTGTATGGATCAATGGTTGATAGTAAATCATTCATTTGATGAACTTACACAGATGAAGAACACTCAATCAAGAATAATAATTAAAGGATTTTATGACACGTCTGCAAGACAAGGTAATAGAAAAGCTAATAGAGGTAGGAAAAAGTAATAATGTTTCCTTTGTAGAAACTAGAAGAGTTTACACAGCTTTATTTGATTTTTTAGTTAAGGAGTTCTCTCAAATATCTGATGCTGATGTATCTACTTGGGATAAGAATGTTATTGTCAAAAATTTTGGTAAATTTGTAGTAAATAAAAGTAAATTAAAAAGATATGAATCTAAAAGAACAACTAATGAACAATCCAATGAACTCACCGAGTAAGTTTATTGGTAGATTGTTTGAAGCAAGAGATGTAGCTCATCTAGAACATCTTAGAGTTAAAGGTCCTGGTGCCTATGCAGCACATAAAGCTTTAAATAAGTTTTATGATTCTCTACTTGACTTAATTGATGGGTTTGTAGAAAGCTATCAAGGTAAGTATGGTATTGTTAATATTGAAGTTAAGTCTGTTAAACCTTTAGAGTTTATGGAGTATATCCAAGAACTTGCTAAATATATAGAAGCATCAAGAGAAATGTTTAAGGAAGATTACCTTAAGAATCAAGTTGATGAACTTGCAAGTTTAACATACTCAACTATTTATAAATTAAAATTTCTTAAGTAATGAGGATCTTTGATTTAAAAGATAATGAGATAACTGTATCTCCAGAAGTATTATCTATTCTGGTATTTAAGGATATTTGGGATAGTGATAAAAGTAAAAACAAAAAGAATGCATACAACGATTTTAAGTATATTTATCATATATGTGATTTTAATTCTCCTTATAACAATTACTCAGAGAAGAAAAGAGAGGAGGCTGTTAAGGAAGAAATCATTGGAGAAAAAACCTACACCCCATCGGAGAAAGTATTACAGGCATGTAGAGTCTATAGAAATCTAAAAGAATCTCCTATTGAAAGGTTATTCTATGCAGTAAAGGATAAGATAGAAGACATTACTCTTTATTTTAAAGATAATGACTTTAATGATGAAACTTCTCAAACTACATTAAAGGTTATTGATTCTGTCAGTAAACTTGTTGGTCAGTATAAGACTTTAGAATCAGCTGTTAAAGCAGAGAAAGAAACTACTAATGTTAAGATTAGAGGAGATAAAAAGGTAGATGGTAATTTTAATGAATGATGTTAACTAATACAAAAGCATTTCTAGAAGCAAGGATTAACTATGAGATCACAGGAGCATACACTAATGCTTTGATTGGTACTCATCAGTATAATGAGTTTTGGAAAGAAGAGCAGAGAAAGTGTATGGAAGGGGTTACTATTGGTAACTTAACTATACCAGGAACTTATTACTTCTATCTAAACTATACAAGGATGGATTTGAAGGATGAGAAAACAGGTAGAAAAACCCAAGGTTTCCCTAGGTTTACTGATGTTGACTTAGAGTTCTTTACTTTAATTGAGAAAGCTAGACAGGAAAAGAAAGGGTTTATAATGGTTAAGCCAAGAAGAACTGGTTTCTCTTATAAGAATGCTGCTCTAGTTACACATGAATATAATTTCTATAGAGATGCTAAATGTATTATATCAGCTTATGAGAATAAGTATTCTGATAATACAATGGCAATGACTCTAAATAATTTGAACTTTCTAGATCAAGCTACTGTATGGTATAAGCCTAGAAACCCTAATACTCAGGACTTTGTAAAGGCTAGACACCTTAAGAAGATGGAAGATGGTAGGGATATTTGGGTTGGTTATCAATCACAAATAAAGAAGATTACATTTAAGGATAACTCATTTGCATCTGCTGGTCTATCAAGCTCTATATTTCTATTTGAGGAAGCTGGTATCTTTAGTAATATTATTGAATCTTACAACATATCTGAACCTTGCTGGAAAGATGGTGAAGATATGATTGGTATTCCTATTATTTATGGTACTGGTGGTGATATGGGTGGTGGTACAGCAGCATTTTCTGAAATGTATTATGATCCTGATAGATTTAACCTATTATCATTCCCTAATGATTGGGAGTCAGATAAAGGTAATCAACAGTGTGGTTGGTTCTTACCTGCTACAAGACAGAGATTTGGTGTATATACCGATAAGGAAACTAAAGAAACTTATAAGCTAGTAGATGAGGATGGTAATTCTAATGAGAATGCTGCTATGAAGTCTATTCTATCATTTAGAGAAACTAAGAAAGGTAATCCATCAGCATTTAGAGATGCTGTTACACAGTACCCAATAACACCATCAGAAGCATTCTTGGTAACATCAGGGAATATGTTTCCTACTATGTTACTTAATGAGAGATTAGCTGAACTAAAAAGTAATCCTCAGAAATACGCAGAAGCTAGTTGGATTGGTAATTTAGCTGTTAATGAAGATGGTGAATTAAGATTTACTTCATTAGATAATGTAGTTCCTTTGAGAGATTATCCTTTAAAGAAAAGACCAGATGATGATATTACAGGTTGTATAGAGATATTTGAACAGCCTCAAAAGGATAATGATGGTAAGGTATTTCCTAGAAGATATATAGTATCTATTGACCCTTATGATGATGATTATTCTACTACAGATTCAGCAGGTTGTGCTTTTGTATATGATAGGTTTACTAGAAGAATAGTAGCTGAGTATACAGGAAGACCTCAATTAGCTAAAGATTTCTATGAAAATTGTAGAAAGTTAATTGTGTACTACAATGCTATGGGATTTCCAGAGATTAATAAGTTAGGATTTGTTACATATATGGAACACAAGAAGGCTTTACATATGCTATCAGAAACTCCATTACAACTTAGAGATAAGATTGAGTGGAAACCTAACTTGAATACATCTTATGGGTTTAAAGCAACTGAAAGAACCAATACTTGGGGTAGAGAATTGATTAGAGAGTGGTTATTGGAACCAATTGAACCTAACTCTGAAATATTGAATGTAATGAGAATACGCTCTACAGGCTTAATTCAAGAGTTGATTAAGTGGAATAAAGATGGTAACTTTGATAGGGTATCATCCTTGATTGCTGCATTGATTTTAGACGTAACTTTAAACAGGGAAATTATTAAAAAAGAAGAGGTAAAAACTAAGTCTTTTTTAGAGTCTCCTTTTTTTAAGGAAAAGGGGTTTTTAAAAGAAAGTTATGATCCATTGGATGAAGTAAATAGCTATAGAGATAATACCTTGTATTTTAATAATATGTTCCGTAGATAACTAACTTTGTAAAAATGAATAATTTAGTAATACAAGTACCAAGGCAGACACTATCAGATGATAAAAAGAACCTGGAGTGGGCTAAAAAATGTATTGATGCTGGTGAAAATGTTTTAATGTTTGATTCATCTGTAGTTAGACAGACCTTTTATAATAAGAAGGTTAACTATAGATTGAGGAATAACATGCTAACAGATAAGGACTTAGAGTCTATATGTGAACCATATGGAATTGAGTTTTCATCTTTTCCTAAAAATATACAGCATATAGGTCTAGGTAACTCGAAAATAAATACTTTGGTAGGTGAAGAAGCTAAGAGGTTAACAAGATACCCTTTTAAGGCATATATTTCATCATCTGACCAAATGGGAATTTCTTCTAAAGAAGAAGAGATTAAAGATATGTGGTACCAAAAATTGGTATCAATAGCACAGCAAAAAATAGAAGCTTCATTTCAAGGACAAGAGGTTGATCTTCAAGTAATGGAAGAAGAGATGCAAAAAGAACTAGCTAAGTTCGATAAATATTTAAAGTATAGTTATCAGGATTTAAAAGAAATAACTGCTAATAAGATACTTAAGTATGAGTATAAGAAATTAAAAGTTCCAGATGTTTTCCTAAGATGTTGGGAAGACTTCTTGATCTCAGGTGAGGAAGTTGTATGTATTGAAGAGCTTGGAAATGATATTGTATTTAGAAAAGTAAATCCTTTATATTTATTTACTATTCAATCACCTGAAACTTATAAACTTGAAGATGCAGACTGGATTGTAGAATATACAATGATGTCAGTAGGTCAAGTTGTGGATGCATTCCATTTAGAATTAACCAAAGACCAAATTTCAAATCTTGAGCAAAGTAAGGAGTATAACTCAATGAGAACTGGTGGTATTCAAATGGCTTACAACAGAGATATTACTGTTGAAGAAAGATTTGGATATACAGCAGGTGAGTTGTTTGTACCCAACCAAATTGCTACACATTATTTTGGTGGTGCTTATGACCAAAGAGGTAATGTTAGAGTAATGAGAGTTTGCTGGAGATCTAGAAGAAAGATTGGTAAAGTAAGTTACTATGATGAGTATGGTAGTCCACAAGAAAAGATTGTAGATGAATACTACAAGATTGACAAGGATGCAGGTGAAACTGTAGAGTGGTTATGGATTAATGAATGGTGGGAAGGTACCAAAGTAGCTAATGATATTTATGTTAAGATTAGACCTATTCCATACCAATCAAGAAGTATGGGTAATCTATCAGAAAGTAAACCACCTTATGTAGGTATTTACTGTAACACTAATAATTCAAGGGTAATGTCATTTATGGATGTTATGAAACCTATGGATTATTTGTATGATATTTTCTTCCATAGATTAAACCTAGCTATTTCTAAATATAAAGGTCCAATGCTAGCAATTAATACTAGTATGATTCCTTCAGAATGGGATCCTTTGAAATGGTTACAGTATGCTGAGGCTACCAATGTAATGTTTATGGATCCTACTAATGAGGTACTTAAAGGACCATTACAAGGTAAATCAGCAGGTACATATAATCAATTAGCTGCAACAGGTATTAATCTTGAGATGGGTAATTACATTAACCAGCATGTACAATTACTATCATTTGTAAAACAACAGCTTGATTTAATTTCAGGTGTTAATGAATACAGACAAGGTGACGTTAAAGGTGATGCTAATGTAGGTACATCTAATATGGGATGGTCAGCATCTAACTCTATGACTGAAAAGTATTTCTCTCTACATAACTCATTTAAGAGGGATTGTATGGAGAGATTGTTAGAGGTTGCTAAGTATGTATGGAAAAATAACCCACATAAAGTACAAGCTGTTCTTGACGATATGGGTTCAGAGATTGTAAGCTATTACGATGAGTTTGCAGAATCACAGTATGATATTCATATTGATGATGGTCCTAATACTCAAGAACTTATGCAAGCTCTTAACCAACTTGCACACGCAGGTATGCAGACTGGTCAGATTAAGTTTAGAGATATTATTGAAATCTATAAGAAAGATAGTATATCTGCTCTTGCTAGATACTTGGAAGAAGCTCAAGATAAGATTACTCAAGAGCAACAACAAATGCAACAAATGCAGCAAGAATCTCAAGAGAGAATGGTAGCTCAACAGCTTGAAATGAGAGCACAAGAGTTACAGCTTGAAATGGAAAAACTAAATAGAGAAGATGTTAATAGACAATTGGATAGAGAAAATAAGATTCAATTAGAAACTATTAGAGGTATGAGCTATTTACAAGATCAAGATGTTAATGATAATATGGTTCCTGATATTCTAGAACAAAGTAAAGTTGCTTTGCAACAACAAAAACAAACATATGAGCAAGTTCAAAAAGAAAGGGAATCACAATTAAAAGGACAAATAGAACAACGTAAAAACCAACTTGAAAAAGAAAAACTTAAGTTAAAAGAAAAAGAATTAAGTGATAAAAAAGAAATTGAAACTATGAAAGCAGAGACTGCTTTAAAGATAGCTAAGGAAAACAAGAACAAATTTGATAGTAAATGAGCTATATAGAAAAACAAGCTTATTTGGTAGATAAACAATTATTAATAATAATTTTGTAAGAATAATATGAAACGTAACAAATTTTACAGCCCAGATTTTGAAGCTCCTGAAGGAGGAGCAGGTGAAGTAATCAATAATTCATCTGATAAAAACTTGGTAAAAGACGTAGCTGAAACCAATGAATTTGACTTTGACACAGAGTTGTCAGATCTAATTAATGACTCAGCAGATGAGGATGAAACACCAGAAAGTAAAGCAAAAGATTTTGCACCACCTTCTGATAAGAAAGAAACTAATGAAGAGGATGAACCTCTTTATAAAGTATTAGCTGAACAGCTTAAAGCAGAGGGGTTATTTGAGGAAGAAGACTTCCAAGAAGATGATGATTTTAAATTTGATGGTACTCCAGATAGTTTTAAATCTTTAATGGAAAGACGTGACTTCAAAAGAGGTGTAAAAATCTTTGAAGATATTGTATCTGAAATGCCTACTAAAATGCGTAAACAGTTTGAACTGTTTATGGATGGTCTAGATGAAGACTCTTCACTAGATATTGGTAGCAAAGTAGTTGATTATTCATCAATCACTAAAGAGACTCTAGAGTCTGATCCTCAGAAAGCAGAGCAGCTTTATAGAGACCTTCTTAAAACTAAAGGGTTTTCTCAAGAAAAAATTAACAAGTATGTGGAAAGAGCTAGAGATCTAGATGAATTAACTGATGAAGGCTTGGAAGCTGCGCAGATTTTAAATCAAGAAACTCAAAAGCAGATTGAACTTAAAAAACAAGAAGAACAAAATATTGCACTTCAAAGACAACGTGAAGCTCAACAAAGACTTCAAGCTTTAAAAGCAACAATCTCACAAACTCCAGAGATCTTCAAGGGAGTTCCTATTACAGACAAAATGAAAGATCAACTGTATAAGTCAATGACAGAAACAGTTGCTTATGATGAAAATAAACAACCATTAAACAAAGTGGCTGCTATTTCCAGAAAGAATCCAGAAGCATTTAGATTGCAACTGCATTACTTGACAGAACTAGGTTTATTCAATATGGATGAGAAAGGTAACATTAAACCTGACTTAACCAAACTAATGCGTCTAGCAGAAACAAAAGTTACTAGAAGTATTGATGATAGACTTAAAAAAGCAGCATTTAAATCAGGCTCTAACTTAAGTAATAACCTTAATGATAAAGAGGTTGATGTATTAACTTCACTAGAAAATTTCCTAAATAATAAATAAAAATGCAATTATTTCAACTACAAAAATACGCAGCTAAAGATTACAATGGTCTTGTAACTGCAAACAATTTGGGTGCACTCTATATGAAACGCCCACAGCTTGTAACTAACACCATTCATCAAATCTTTAGAACTAATCTGAAGAATGCGATGTTTGATTTCCTCAACCAGTTTCCTACTATTGAAGTAGAAGAAAACAACTTCTATGAGTGGATGCTCCAAGGTCAACATGATAAAAACATTCCTCTTCTTGAAGCGTATGATGCAACAGGAACCTCAGCAGCAGCTGCAGGTGAGCTTGGTGCAGGAGTAGCTGCTTTCTATATGGTATTTGGGGAAGAGTATTTTGAGCCAGATAACATCCTTAAAGGTAACAAAGCAGAATACCTTTTGAGAGTTCTTTCTGTTAAACCAAAAGGCACTAACTTTGAGTATGAAGTAGAACTTCTTACATCAGATCCAATGCTTTCAGTACCTGCAGAAGAGCTTGAAGCTGGTCAGCGTTGGGCTAAGTTTTTCAACGTAGCTCCATCAACATTATCTAACAGAGGTCAGAAGCCAAACTTTACTTCACCTTTCAGAATGAGAAACCGCATTACTATGCAGCGTTTTGAATATGAAGTTCCTGGTAACATGATTAATGAAGGTAAAAACTATCCTTTGGAGTTCTCATTCCCAGGTGTAGACGGTAAACAAGAGCGTGTTTGGATTAACTATCTAGATATGATTGCTATGTACCAAGCAGAAGTTGCTAACGTTGTTATGCACTTTTATGGTCTACATAACTTTACAGATCGTGACTTGTTCTTGAATAAAGATGCATCAGGTAAATATCCTGTTGAATCAGGTGCTGGTCTTTTTGAGCAAATTGCACCATCTAACATTCACTACTATTCAACACTAGATCTTGACTTCTTGACTGAAGTATTCTTGGATCTTTCTATTGGTAGAATTGAAATGGGTAATCGTGTTGTAACACTTTGCACAGGTGAATACGGTATCCGTGATTTCCACAGAGCTGTACTTGCTAAAGGTGGTACTGAATTACTTATTGGTGCTGGTGGTCCTGGTCGTTCTAATGACACAACTATTTACAAAGAAAACGGTGGAAAACTTAACGGTATTCCTAAGCCACTTTCAGCTGGTTTCCAATTTACTAAATACTACTCAATCAACGGTATTACATTTGAATTGATGTACTGCCCAATGTTTGATGATAAAGTTCTTTTCCCAGAAACTCACCCAGAAGGTGGTACTACAGAATCACGTAGAATGCTAGCACTTGACTTTGGTGGAGAATCAGGAATTAAGAGAGTAGCAGTAAAAGGTCAACCTTCAGTATTCCGTTATATCCCAGGTATGCGTGATCCATTTACTCCTGCAGGAAAAGGTTCTCCTTCAGTAGCAGTTTCACGTTCTGATGGATATGAAATTCACAGAATGATGTGGGGTGGTATGATGATTACTGACCCAACTAAAGTTGTAGATTTCCGTTATAACTTAGTATAATAAAAAATATAGAGAGGGGGTGAAATATCTCCCTCTTTATTTTAACTTTGTAAAATAAATAAATAAGAAATTATGGCTAAAAAGGAATTAGAATTAGAACAGGAAAAATTAACAAACTTTCTAATTGAAAAAGTAGTAAAAGTGGTACCAGTAGTTAGACCTAATAGTTGGTCTCATAAATACCAAATCACAGAAGATGGTAAAGATAAGACCAATGGTGCTTATCAATTTAACACGGCAATTACATACCTATCAGTACCTATTAATAAAAAAACAGGTATTATGTATAGACCATTAGATAATATTGCTAGAGTAAGAACTCCTGAGTTTCCAAATGAGGAAATCACAGAACAAGAATTCTTTGAAAGAATGCTTGGTTTGGGTAAAGGAGATCTTGATATTGGTAAATATAGAACTGATGAAAAAGGTAATCGCCATCCAGATACTTTCTGGCAAAAACTTGGTACTGTAAAACTTAGAAATGAATCTAATGTTTTAGATCTATCTGTTCCTATGGATATGATTAGATATAAAGTACTTATGCTAAACAAGACTGTTATAGCACCTTCACCTGCTGAGAAAAACAAAAAACGTACTTACAGATTTATGCTTGTAGATCAAGAAGTTGCTGAAGTGCAGGAAAAAGAAGATCTTAACACTAAACTTGAAGCATTCTCTTGGTTTGCTAGAATTAAATCAGACATTGGGCAACTTAAAGAGATCATGTGGTTAGCTGATGCAAGAATTAGTAATACTACAAACTATGACTATGTATTTGCATATGTTGGTAAAATAGTAAATGAATCTCCATCAAACTTCCTAAAACTAGTACAAGATCCACATAAAGATTCTAAATTGCTTTTAATGAGAGCAACTAAGGTAGGATCTCTTGTATTATCTAAAGAAAAAACATATCAATTCCTAGATGGTAAAGATATTGGACCAACAACTCAAGCTATTAAATGGGTTGAGAATCCAGAAAACTTTGCTATTGTAGAAAGACTAAAAGAGCAATCAGGTTATGACAGCTAATCAAATGTGGGAAAATGTACTAGTGACTTATGATGCACTTTATTCACAAAGTGCTCCTGGGTTTGTTGACCCTGAAGCTAGTATACTTTTAACTAAAGCACAGTGGTATTATATTCTTCAAAGGTTAAACCCTAAGAGCAATAGAAACATGGAAGGATTTGAGGAAACTGAAATAAGAATCCAAGGACTCTCTGCATTAGTTAAAGACTCACAGGATGCTAATCCACCTATTATTGAATTACCCGACAACCAACAAACTGGTGTATTGCCTGGAGAAAAACTCTGGGCATTACCAGTTGATTTCATGATTGCAATTTATGAAGGTTGTACTACAAATATCCCACAATGTGGAACTACAAATACCTTCAATAGAATTATGACTATTCCTATCTCACATGATGAGTATAATCTTAATTATTATAATCCTTATAAAAAACCATTTACTGATGGTACAGAAGGTATTGTGTGGAGACTAGAACACGGTAGAAAGACTGTTGATGGTGTTGAAAGAAAGATCCACGGTCTTATTACCGATAATACTACTCCTGATAATTTTGTAGTTACTGAATACTATTTAAGATATATTAAAACACCATCTGATATAGTAGTAAATCTTAATAATCCAGCATCACAAGTTAATTGTGAATTAGATTCTTTAACTCACCAAGGAATTTGTGATATTGCTGTAAAATTACTGTCTGCTGCAGTAAGAGAGCAAATACCAATTAACCAACTCACAGCAGATGTTTTGGAATAAAAAAAAACAATTATATTTGTAAAACAAAAACAAACAACAAATTAACATTTTAAAAAAATGGCTTTAGATTCAAAAAATAACATTAAGAGTGTGTTTATTGTACCTGCTAATGCAGGTGTAGTTGCAGCTGGAACAAAAGTAACTCCAGGTTCAATTGCATTAAATTCAGTAGTAATCACTAACATGTCTAATGAAGTGCTTAATACAGCAGCTTCAGGTGCATTTGACCCAACTCTTTTTGATAAAATCAAAATTATCAAAGATCGTGGTATTAACAACCCACTACAACAAGTAGTACTCAAAAGAGGAGAAATTGTTTCTGCTACATCTGTAGCAGGTAGACTAGCTTCAGAGCAAGTAACTTTTATTGGTTCTAATGGTACTACTGGTTCAATTGCAGGATTAACTGCAAATACTTTTTATGAAGTAAAACTTGAACATGTACCTAATCAATTTGCTTATGGTAAGCGTCCTGCTAACTACAAGTATGGTACTTGGAAATCTGGTACTACTGCTCCATCACAAGCTGATGTAGCTAATGGTATTGTAGCATCCTTAGTACAAAACTTTATTCCAAACAGAACAACTGACTGGAGAGTATTTCCAGAAGTAACTAACTCTGGTGCAAGAACAGCAGCAACAGCTACTGCAGCAGTAACACTTACTTTTACTAAATATTCTAAATTTGTAGCAGCATCTGCTGCAACGGCATCAACAAATATTGTTGCTGGAGATTATGTAGCAATTGATGCAACAGTTTCAACAGGTGTTTATAAAGTAGCGTCTAAAGATGGAAGTGGAAATTTAATTCTTGATATTGCATACCAAGGAGAAACAACTGTAGTTACTGCAGCAACTGCTAATATTCGTATTGTTGCTGCTACAGCTAATGCTGCTAATTTTGGTATCAAAATTACTGGTGTTAAGCAAAAGTATGATGTTAATCGTTGGAGACAATATGACAAAGTTAGATTTAATCCATTTATTAATGAAGCTTTTAATGGTACTAGTGTAGTAACTACTGCTGCATTTGATGGAGTAGCTGTTTATGAGCAAGTTGCTAATGATGAGTATATCTCTTGGGGTGATGAAGGTCAAGTATTTGTTGACCAAGTTCCACCAATGTTCCGTGAACAAGATGCTGTCGTTGGTCAACAATATCAACCAGCTCTAATTGGATGGGTAGATAGACTTCCTTCACTCATTGGTGCAGGTGAAAACAAAGGTCAAGCAATTCTTTATTTTGCTGGTGGTACAGGTACTTCAACTTATACTCCTGCTGCAGGAACTCAAGCTAGTATCATTACTACTTTTAATCTATGGTCAGATATAGATTTACCTACTACTTTCGTATTCTAATAACAATTAATCTCTAGATAAGAATAGTGAAGGACCTAGTTTTACAATTAGGTTTTTCACTATTTTTGTTTACAACAAAACCTATAATATAAAATGGCATTTATATCAACAATATCTGCATGTCTTAATGGATGTACAGGTATAACAATTAATGATACTACTGGGTTTTTTAATAGTGATACTAATCCTTTTGCATGGAATGATGATACTACTGTATGGAGAACTGATATAGATGATCCTTATGTAACAGAAGCAACTATATCAATATCAATAAATGGTGGTGAACCTACAGTAGTTAATGTTTTACCCGCTGTACAAGCTGCAGTATTTCCTGTATTTGAATTATATAATTATACTCCTGTAGACAGTTCAGGTAACTCAACACTTCAAGATGGTTATTACAATATTATTTATACTGTAACAGATAGTACGGAAGAAGTATACCAAACTGAAATAGAATTTGTAGTATACTGTAATGTAGCCTGCTGTGTATCTAAACTAGCGGCTAAAGTAGCTGAAGAATTATGTAACCACTGTGATTCAGATGCTTATAACGATTTCTTGATTGCTGATGGTATTTTACAATCTTTAAAAGCAGTAGCAGAATCATTAGGTACTCAAGAATTTACTAAACTATTAACAAAACTTCAAAAACTTTGTAATCAAACTTCAGCTGGTGGTTGTGGTTGTGGTTGCAGCTAATATTATGAAAAAATTTAATAATCTGTACTCACAAGAAGTACCTATTCCAAACACAACTTCTGAAAGAGAGTTTGCTAGATTTGGGCACCTTAATAGAATGATTGAGGATTATGAAACATTCACTACTTTAATTTCAGCAGAACAGGCTGCCACATTAAGTTCAATACCTGTAGAGTTAAATGTACCTGAAGGTATTTATTTACTTGCAGGTGGTTACATTTATTATTCATCTACTGCTACTGAAGATTTAGAGTTAGGTTCAGAGCAGGTAATTTCAATCAATTCCACTATGGTTATTTCTAAAAATTCTCTTAATGGTCTATCACCAGGACAATTAGCTCATTTATCAACTTTTGGTAATTTTACTACTGATGTTTCAAGTGGTAAACTTACATTCTCTACAGACGCAGATTCTGGAACAACGCCAGATGGTCCTGTAGAAATAACACTCTATTTAACAAAAATAAATTTATCAATTATATAATATGTGTTCATGTTCAGGCAATTGTAATTGCAATTCAACAACAATACCAAGAGGACCTGCTGGACCTCAAGGACCTTCTGGTAGTATATTAGTAGGAGAAGTAACTTCTTTACCATTTGGATCTGAGCCTACAGTAACTAATTCAGGTACAACTTCATCTGCAGTTTTTAATTTTGGTATTCCAGAAGGAGAACAAGGTATTCAAGGTGAAACTGGAGAACAAGGAGTACAAGGTATTCCTGGTGTAAATGGTATAACAAGATTATTTTCAAGTACTACTGGGTTTTCTTCGCCTTCAGCAGGTTCTGGTACATTATTACTAAGTGCCCCTATTCCTGCAAATACATTAAATGCTGATGGAAAAGCTTTAAAAATAACAATGTATTGGAGAAATGCTTTTGTTTCTGCAACTCCAAAT